AGGATCAGCCATCGGATTCTCCTATCATCGAATTACGGAACTATGCTCAACAGGAGGGATGTCCGTTTATGCTGCCGAGTCTATACCAGCGAGAGCGGCGCAGGACTTGGCCGAGTACACCACGGCGTTCAGATAGACCGCCATACGGTAGACATCCTCGTTCTTGTCGAACTTGGTGCCCAGCCGTTGCACGTCGGGTTCAAGTACCGCTCCGTTGTGGATGACCGTCCAGCCCTGTTTCTCCTCGCCCGTCTTGATAGCGTAGATGGTGGTAGCGGAGGAGGATGCCCAGCCGCCGGAGTTCTCATAGGTCTCGCTGTTGGTTATGTAGTCGTTGATGACCACCGGGATGTTGTTGTAAAGGATGTACTGGTGTCCAAACATCTCAGCGGAATTGAGTACCACGCCGCTACCGGTGGCACGGGCCAGGGCGGTGAGCTTGCGGCGCATGGTCTTGTTCATCATGAGGAAGTCGGGCTTGCCCTGCTCCACCATGTCTATCATGGCATCTAGGCGGTCAAGGGTAAGCTCGGTCTCGTCGCCAGCGATGGTGGAGGGCGTCGAGCCGTCGTCCATCATGAGCAGGCGGGTGTCGCTGATGAGCAAGGATGTGAGTCCTTCCGGCTCGGTGGATACGGAGCCGGAGTTGCCGGTGACGAGCAGGTCCTCCAGTTTCCTGGAAACGGACTTGGCCATCTTCGCAAGAAGCACGGCTTCCTGGGACTGTACGTTGTCCACCGTCTGGATAGCGAACCTGTCGAGAGGGTGCTGGATGCCTACCGTGGTCAGGGACACCGTCTTCTTAGTGTAGGTCGGCTCGGTGTCGGACCAGGTATCGCCTACCTGGTGGGTGGCTGCGGCTCCCAGTGTACTCTCACGGTTATAGACCAGGGAGTTGCCGGAGAATGAACGGAACTGTAAGAAGGGGGCCAGTTCAGATGCCGTGATGATGTTGTCGAAGACACCAGCAATGACATCGTCGTTGGCCAACTTCTGATACTCAGACAGAGTTGGCATATCGGTCTCCTAGAGTCTGTTTTGTCTAATCCTCAGACCCCTCTCTATGAGGGCGGCACCGTGGAGTTCCTCGCTACCGCCAGCTATGGCAGAACCTGTGTCAAGGTCATTGATACCGTGCTGCTCGAGGGCCTTCTTGGCCGCTAGTTTGGCCTCCTCTCGGAGGGCCTTCTTCTCGACCTCGGCGCTGTTCCTCTCCTGCTGGTTGACCATGCGCTGGGCTTCTATCTGGGCGTCATACACACCATCATAGTTGCCCTGCTGCGCCTGTTGCCAGGCGGTCTGCCACTGGGCCTGAATCTTGGTGGCGTCCTCCTCGCTTATGAGGAGATTGCCTTCTTCATCCTGTACAGTGGATAGGAGACGGGCCTGTTCCCGCTCATACCTGGCGTTCCAGGCACGGTCTGCCTGGCTGCGGGCTGTTTCCTGGTTTATCTGACTTATCTGCGCCTGGAAGTCTTCACCACTGCCACCAGTGACATACTGGTCCATGGTGGCGGTGAGTACCTTCCGCATAGCAGATAGCTCGTCCTTGAAACCAGCTAGTTCTGCGTCCCTATCCGTTTCTCTCCGGCGCTGTCCGTCCCTGGATTTCTGGTCATTCTGTAGCTTCTCGACCAGAGCCTCCAGCTCCTCGGTCCTCGCCTTGTAATCGGGTTCTTCCTGGGGTTCTTCCTGGGGGGCCTCCCCCGATGGTTCCTGTTCAGTGGTCTCTACCTGTTCTTGCATGATGCTCCTTTATGGGAGGGATCACAGCTCGATGGTATACATAAGATGATTCAAAAGTCTACGGGGTGCTACTGGTTTAGCTGATTCATGATAGCTTCCCACTGGGCATCTATACCCTCCTCACTCTTTGCGCTGCTACCTATCTCATTGTCTATGTAAGCCCTATCGGTCTCAGCAGCATCTTCGTAGACAGGGAACCCAGGAGGTTGGTTTGGGGTACGCATCCATTCTCGGATACCAGTTACCCTACCCTCATAATCGGTGATGATGTCACTGCCTGCCTCGGAAGCTAATCCCCGCCATAGCCTCTGAAGATGTAAGCTGTCTTTGCTCTTCGCCTGGATGAAACGGGCTAGTATCGCCTTCTCCTGGTCGGTGTAGTCAGCGCTCTGGTAGAAAGAATCCTCCACCAGGTCAGACTGTCGCCATAGAGGTCGTAGTATCTCTCTGTTCTGCCGTAGCTGCCTCTCACCCTCAGTGGCGTTCCTTCCAATCTCGAACCTTACCTGGGACATCATGTCGGGGCCATAATCTGGATCAGCGGCCCATCTGTCTTCCAGCTCGGCCAGCATACGATCCTGCTCGTCGAAGTCACGTCGGCCCAGTGCATCGTCCAGGTCGGGGTTCTCCATCACTTTCATGAAATCATCAATAGCCCTTCCTAGAGCAGCTTCCGGTGGGGAGGTACGCTCCAGGGAAGCCATGAGGCTTTCGTATTCATTCTCAAGACTCTGGACCTTTGTGGCGTACTCCTTGTATATCTGACTTACCGCACGGCGGTAAACACGGTTGGGCTTCCGTCCCGCTTCCTCCCAGGCCTGCTCTAAGGCGTCCGTGCGGGTCTCCTTCAACTCATCTTTCTCGTCGGCGTAGGACCTGAACTCATCCCCCCGCTCTCTCTGGCGGTCCTCCCTCTCTTCGGTGAGGCGCTGGATGGTGGGGTCATCATCTATGAACCTCAGTACATCGGCGGGTAGTTTGTAAGGGTTGAACGTCCATATGCCCTCATTAAGCACTTCCTCGATGAGGTCTATCTCAGTGTCGGAACGCTTAATAACGTCTGGTTCTCTCTGTCCAGGGACGTGTATCTCCTTGTAGTCGAAGCCACCTGTGGAGAGGAGCCTCTGGCCACGGTACTGCCTCTGTTCATTGCGCTGTTCAGTCAGGGACATGGGACTGCTTTTGCCACCATGGGCCTCAAACCCTATAAGTTCTATGGACCGGCCAACCGCACTCCCTATGTCATTATCCGATAGGTTCTTCGCTATGCCCTTGGCTCCTTCATGAACCTGGTCCTCTATGAACGGCACGAAGTTCTCGGCCAGCCTACCCATCACCTTCATCCAATCGGTGCTTTCACCCCGAGTTCCTACTGGCTTACCCATGGCATCGCTGCCGGTCCAGAAGTCCCAGATGTTAGCTACCGTACCGGAGGACATACTCCTCATAGCCTTATGGGGTCCACCCTCTTCAGTGACCAGGGCTGAAGTTATCATCATACCAACCAGGCTATCCCAGGTGCCAAAGAGGGATATGTTTGAACCCCATGGAGTCAGGATACGCATGAAGTTGGGATTCCTCACCCAGTGTTCACCCTTAGTACCTTCCCTGACCTTGACTACAGGCCTGTGGTCAGTCTCATTGCCCATGGCGTAGTTAGCACCAAAGGTCAAAGAGGTGCCGATGGCGATCATCTTGATCATGGACTTAGCTGCCATGCGTTTCTCGAGAGAAGCGGTGGTGAGCTTGCCTAGAGGTCCACCCCTCTGTGGGCCATACGGACCTCTCCAGCCAGTGACCACGGATGGAGTACCCATGATGGCACGGGCGAGGGTATCGAAGCGGGACTGGAGGAAGCGAGGAGCAAACACCAGTAGGTCACCTAGATCGCCACCTGTCCGTCCCTTAGACCAGCCGGTTGCCCCATTTATGGCATTGGCTATCTTCTCCAGGTCACCACGCTGGCTCAGTTCTTCCAGGGTGTGGTGCTTCAACATACCTTCCAGGTAGTCGTCTGCCCATTCCAGCCTGGCCATATCACCACCAACACCGAAAGCACGGTTAGCCTGCTTCACCCCAGGGAGTTGACCTATACCGAATCCCCTTCCAAATGCGAACTCTGTATCGCTACCATTTATGACTAATCCGTTAGCCGCCCACTGACTGGAAGTGAGGTGGCCATGTTCAGCCGCCTTATCGTCGAAGTGGTAGAAGAAGGCATCTGCGGCACTTTCACCTCTGCCCTCCACGATACCCACCTTCTGTGAGCCTGGTATACCCCAGAGCTGCCATGTGAACCTGGCTACCCGCTGCCAGGCCCTGGGGTTGTCGTAGAACCTCAGCAGCATCTGTACAAACATCAGGGAGTTGTCCAGCGTAGCCCTAGCTCCCCTGTAGAGGGAGTTGAATCTGTCGTAGAAGGCCTTCGGGTTTGGACCTGCTATACCTGGCTCTCTCTGTATGTACTTGCGGGCCGCATTGGCCATGGCATCGGGCCAGTAGTAACCTCCTAATCCAGGTAGGGGTATGATAGCGTTGCCTTCTGGGGGTTTGGTAGACCCCTGGACCGCAGACTTCCATACATCCTTGAACTCGGCCAGCTCCTTCTCACGCTCCATAAGGGTGTCAGCGAGTTTGGCCTTAGACCACTCATTCTTCAGAACCCTGACCTCGGCATCAGATAGCTGCTTACCGGATAGAGTTAGCTCTCGGTTGAGTATCTTCGTGATCCTGCGCTCCTCCAGTCGCAGCAGGCTGATGTCCCGCTCGAGTTTGCCCACCATGTGCTGGCGTCTTATCTGCGCCTTGAGTGCGTTCCTATGGCTTCTAGCTTCAAACTTAGCTTCTGCCTGAGCAATGCGGGCGACATCTATATCTCCCTCCATATCCTCAACCCGCTTAGACATGAACTCGACCTCTTCCACCAGGTCATCCGTCAGCGAGGAAAGCTCGTCTATCTCCTGCATCTTGCGGGATAGTACAGCGGCAGTGGTGTTGCCTACGGTTCGAGCTGGGTCATTGGTTGCCACCTGCTCCAGTACGTTAGGCCACAGGTGCATATTGTCGTTCCCGGCAAGGTTGCTCACCTCGATTATCAGACGGTCTATCTTCTGTAGGGAGCGGCCTAGTTTCAACTCTTTCTTGGTGGAGAGTCGGCGTTCTGACCTGAAGGGTCCTATGTGGGAGGAGATGAAATCCCTTGCATCCTGAGCGGTCTTCAGGGCACCTTCCCAAGCACTTATCACCTCCCTTATCTCCCATTCATCAGGGAGTAGGGTACGGTCTCGCATCAGCAGGTTCCTTTCGGCTCTTCCCAAGCGGGAACCCGCTTCTCCAAGTCTGGATGCGCTGCGGGCTGTCTGCCGGTCCAACTGAACCTGTATACGTTTCAACTCGGCATCTAGTACCGGGGACTGACCATATAGTCTCTTCAGGGAGTTCCTGGTGGACTGTACCCTGCGGTTGAGGTTATTCCATTGCTGCCTTACAGGCTTACTTATCTGGTCCGATAGCTGACTGCCCATAAGGATACCAGTGTCGGGGTCTATCAGGGAGCGGAGGAAGTTAGCAGAGTGGGCATCTACTATATCCTGACCCACCTGCTCAGTGTATGACCTGAGTGCCTCACGGATATGGGGGTAACGGTACTGCTTGATAGCGCCGTCTGAGTCTGCTACACCCTGTATACCTTCGGACATGGATGCTATCTTGTCGAACTTACGGTGGGATACCTGTCCTCTGTAGGCACTCCCCAGGGATACTTTCTTCTCTGGCCGAAACATGGGATGTACACGGACAGGGCCTATCTGCGGGGCATCTCTGACCAGGGTAGCATCGCCTCTATGCAGGTAGAATCCACCAGGCACCTTGGTATTGCCTGAATCCAACTGGATGTCTGAGCGCACGGCGGTAACAGGCATCTCTGCATCTTCCAGTATCTCGTCATACCGCTGTGAATACTCCCTGAGTTCCTCCATGACCTTCCGCTGTTCTACAGTAAGTTCATCCCAGTAGCGTGGGAGTCGGGCGGCAAGGTCCTGGATGGTAGGAGCGAATCCTATTATATCCTCATCGGTACTTCGCCTGAGCCTTTGCCTCAAGGATTCCTGCTCGGGGAAGTCATCTATCATCCTGGCCAGGGACTTGATCTGGCCAAACTCGTTCATGTCGAAGTTGGACTCTACACGGTAAGAGAGGCCACGGGATTCCGCAGCGGCAACACGCCTGACCTGTAGCATACTCTCAGACCTGAGACGCCCAACAGAGGTGCCGTAGGGGTCCTCTGGGATGACGTTACGGAAAGGCGCACCTATGGTGACCTGAACGAACCTTGCCATCTTCTCGACGGGGGTGAGTCCTGCTACAGCGGGTTTGATATTGAAGTGCTTACCCCCCAGTACGGGGGGTTTGACCATGACGTTATCAGGAGAGATTATCTCGGCTACACCGCCACCACGGATAACTCCAGGTTGGAAGCCTGGGATGATACCTTCGCCGGATGTAACACGCCTTCCTCGGGCAGCGGCTGCTTCCGGTACCTTCTCCATCCATGGGCCGGAGAAGAATGGGTCTGACTTCTCACCTGCTGTCCTGGGGGCACGGAACAGGGTAGTACCTGGTAGTCTTCTTACACCAGCACCTCCTACCTTGACCAGGCCACCACTAGCCGCTCTGACGGCCCCACGGACGAGTCCACCTGATACTGCCTCCAGGGGGTCTAACGCTATCTCTATACCTAGTTTGACAGGCTCGACAACGTACCAGGGTAGTATCTTCTCCTCTTCCGCTATACGCATATGGCGGTTAGGGGATATGATCCTGGATTCTCTCTCTCCCGTATTGGGGTTTATAACGAACTCACGCTCGAATCCTTCCTCGTCGTAGATACCAGCAGACCCTGTCATCTCATTGATACGGGTCTCAAGTTCCTGCTCACCTGGTATGAGTGTTTGAGCCTTGTGTATCAGCTCGTAGGCAAGGCCCGATATAGTGGCATCGTAGTGTTCAAAACTCCCACCTGTCATCCTGGGGGTGAGTCCCTGAGCTTCCCTCTCCAGGTTCTCCACATAGTTGGTCTGGTTGTAGGGTGACTCCAATTCCTTGGCGAAGCTGACAACCTCTTCTACTTCCTGCCTTCGCCTCTCTCTATCGGCTGAGGTGTCTACTATACCGGCAGCTCTTGCTGCCTCCTGTACACGGGGGGCATATCCAGCCCAGGGGTCCTGGACCGTAGGCTCGTAGGGTAACTGGGTATAGCCTTCAGTCGCCCCTATCACCCTCCTCCACAGTGGGTCCTGCTCCTGGGTAGGAGTGGGTCTGGGAACAGCTCCCCTGCCAACCGTGGGTGGAGGAGCTGCCGGAGGCTGTACCACGTTGGTAGGACCGAAGCCGAGGTCCTGTACGTCGGGTATCAGCTTCTTCTTGGCACGGCTCTGTATAGGAAGGTCGAAACCCATCAGCGTATACCTCTGCGGCTAAGTGGCAGGATGCGGGCGGTAGGCTGACGCCTTCCACCTGGTATGGGTAGTCTAAGTTCCTGCTCGAATGACCTGGGCGGGATGCCTGCCTGGGAGGCCAGGTCCATGAATATGTCCCTGGACTCGGGCGTTATGTTCTGGAAGGCCTGTGCGGATGGGAGGGTTAGTCCTGCCGCACGGGATAGGTAGCCTCGGGGCTGGGATATGGCACGACCTGACTGGAGTTGGCGTAGGCCCAGGGGTAGTTGCTGGAAGACTATGCCGCCGCTCTGGTAGCCCCTGGTGCCGTTGGCCTTGGCCCTCGCTACCTCGGCCTGGTTGAGGCCTTTGATGGGCAGTACGAAGGTTCCTGGTGGGAGGTCTACCAGTTCGGGGCCTTCCTCGCCTACTATCTCGAGGTTGTTGCCCTGGGTTAGACCGCCTTGAGCAAATCCTCGTATCGGACCGCCACCCGCCGAATATCCTACTGGTCCTACACCAGGTATAGGTTCGTTAGAGGGGGTGATACCAGTATCAACCTGGCTCCTATCAATAGAGCCAGGTGACGCATTGATTGTAGGAATACCCTTTGTTATCTGTGTAGTACCTTCTACCTGACTCATAGGGCTATACGCACTGACAATGTTTAGACCGGTACCGCTCTCTACAGGAGTGTGGCCAGGTAGGTTACCGCCTAAGAAGTCAGAAGGGCTGTCAACCCCCTGACTGAGAACCGTTCCAGGAGAAAAGTTTAGACCTGACTCAGTAAGGGCGGCTTGTTTAGTGGCGGCAGCAGCGGTTCCTGCTTCCATATCAAGCCGCTGATCCCTATTGATGACGGTCTGGGGGCTGAGTAGATCATCTGAACGCAGACCGGCAGTTACAGCGTCTAATGCCTCCTTCATGCTGCCACCACGACCAAGTACCCTGTTGAACTCAACAGCGCCTTTCTTAGTCATTATGCCTAAGTCGGAACCGTGAGATATATCCCGTGTTATACCCAGCCTACTGGCTTCGTTGGCTACCCACTGTCCGATGGGTATGTTCCTGGTTTTGCCTCTGGCGTCTGTCCAGGGTACTCCTGTAGGCGCAGCGTGTGGTTTATCACCCCGGTAGTCTCTATCTCCATCTGGTATTCGAGTGTCAGCCGCTACACCTGTTGTCGTATCCCGTTGCTGTCCAGGAGATGGAAGGGGTGGAGCTTCTAGGGCCTCGGCCAGCTTCCTGTTACTCTCAGCCAGCTTCTGGGCAGACTTCTCCATAGCAGCCTGCCACTCACCCTGCTCGGTAGCTCTTTGAGTCTCTAACTTGGTCATCCGCAGTTCAAAGTTAGCCTGTTGCTGGGTACTAGCAGCCTGCATCTGAGCGTTCTGTTGTTCAAGCTCATCCGTTAGTGGACTACGACCCTCCTGGTACCGCTGGGTGAACTGCTGTTGTTCGGCGGCTGTAGGGGGACGGCCAGCTCTTAGGCGTTGCTGGAAGGTGTTGTACTCCTTCACCAGGAAGTCTGGAGCGGGGCCTATGCGCTGTACTGTGCCTGGGGGAGGCGGGGCTACGGGTGTCTCGCCTCGGGCTATGGACGATATGAGTTGCTGGTCGGCTGGAGAGCGGGCGAAGGCTACAGCAGCCTGGAAGGCCTCCATGGCGGTGGGGCGTTGGACGAAGTCCTGGAAGGCCATAGCCTTGTCGAAGTCGCCGTCCACCAGGGCCTGGGTTATGATCTGGTCCATGGTTGGGGGCGCTATCTGGGATACGGCACCTGTCTGCTGTTGGAGCAGGCGTTGCTCCACGCCGTACATATCGCCTGCGGATACTATGCCTGGGTCGAACTGGGGTTTCAGTTCCGTCCAATCACCAGCCCTCTGCTGTAAGAACTCCCTATCTCCGGCCTGTATCACGCCAGGCTGGTAGACGGGGTCCTCTAACTCGATACTGCCATCAGGCTGCTTGACTACCCACTGCTGCATCTGCGAGTCGAAGTAGGTCTTGGCAGACTCTGGCATGATAGAGAACGAACCTGGAGATGTCTCAAGGAACCAGGAATCCCCTCTCTTCTGGGGTGTTCCTAGTTGGAACTGGTCTAGGGATATGTCCTCGCTCGAGCCATCGGTGTAGACGACATGGGCACCTGAAGCGGTGCGGAAGGTGTTCTGTACCTTCTTACCTTCGTTGGGCAGGAAGAACTGACCTACCTGGTCCCCTACCTTATGTAGTACCAGGGTCCCTTCACTACTACCATCGGCTCCCTTTATGTCTACCGTGTGTGTGTCAGCGGCTTCAATATCGGCAGTGGCTTCTTTCAGGGCCGGATAGAACCACTGTTCGCCGTCTACCACCTGGGTGCGTACATCTACCCTGCCATCGGGTATGCCAAGCGCTCGGCCTTTGTTAAGCGCCTGAACGTAGGTCTTCTGAAGGGAGGGGTCTTTGTCCTTCTCGTAGCTGTAGGTGCTTATCACCTTGCCGTTGGATAATACGGTGCCCGTGATCCTATCAGGGTTACCAGGTGACGGCTTCTCTACGAGTTCTATACTCTCTGAGGTAACACCCTTTGACTCTTGGAAGGAGAATGGGATGCCGCCTCGACTCAACTCGAGGTATTCCTTACCTTCTATGGTCTGTATCTTATGTGTTACGTCCCCTACTGCACCTCGGGCACGGCGCACCTCATCTTGGCTTCGTATGCGGTAGCTCCATTCCCTTTGGATGTCCCCATTAACTTCCCTATCAACCGGGACAAGTTCTATCTCGTCCTTATCGAAGCCTGCAACCTTAGCCGCCGAGTACACATAGCCGGGATATTCCCAGCTCTTCACAATGTCTGCGTCTTTTTTCTGGCCAAGACCAGCGAGGCCAAAACCAGCGAGTACGAGTCCCATGTCCTGGTTCAGCGCAGATTCTTTGTCTATAACGGGGGCACCCCCAGCGACAGCTTCAATGCCCTCCCGCCCAGCCTCACCAGCAAGAAACCTAAGCGCCACAGCTTCAGTTGGCCACTCTTGTATGTCGTCCCCAGCTTCATCATGTAGCTCAGTTGTTTTTAGGCGGGTACCGTGTACCTTAGTCGATTCATGTACAGCGTACCCAGGGTGCCTATGCCAGGGCATCAGAGTCACCTCCCTGCATGGCCTTTATCATGGCCTCGGTGCCGTGCTGGTCTATGTACTGCTGGCGCTCGAAGCTGCTCATGTTCTGGAAGCGGTTCCTGGCAGTCTGGCGCTTGGCTACACGCTCATGCATGAAGGGTACGCCCACAGGCTTGGTCTTCCGCATCTCGCTGAGTTGCTCCTTGAGTAGTAGTACGGCGTCGGTGAACTCGTTGGTCTTGCTCATCCGGCTAGATTCCCTCCTGTTCGGCCTGG